GCAATCTTGCACTAGATGCTGAAGCTATCCAGTGTATCCAGGCCTGAACCTGTTGGGTGCACCATCCATGATGCTTCACCATCTTCTGGTGTGAACCATGATACGCTAAGTGCAGCACTAAGCTTCTCAACTTTGTCACTCACACGAGCAGTAATACCTGCATCAGTGGTTACCAAACGCTTACCTGTTGCAGGATTAGCATTCAAGTTGATTGTGTTGATTCCGTTAGCTTGCATAAAGTTAACGATTCCTACTGTTTTTTCAAAAGTTACCATAATGTAAAAGTTTAATTGGTTAATATTTCTAATAGTTTAAAATGAAAGATGTTGTTTTTCTGAAAGAAAAACTAATAGAGTAAACTAAAAGGACTAATGTCCTTCTAGCATCTCTGTTTCTTCCCGCTTAATACGTCTAAGTTCTCTATAGAGCCTAAACACGGTTAACATACCTTGACCACGGAGTTCTTCCTTATCATTTTCTGATAATTTATCCCCGTATAAATTCATTAGCAATAGGTCTATTGCTTCAAATACCTGATGTAACATACTGTGAAGTTTAATGATTTCATGTAGTATATAATAAATGATGTTGTATTTCTGAAAGAAATACTAAGAAAGGGAGTTAACCCTTTCTTAGTACAATGTGGAATATCACATCATTTGCACAAGTATCCGTCTTATATCTAACTAGATTCTTATTAGACATATGATGGTTGATTCTTTTAGCAATCTTATCAAGTTTATCTTGATTGTTGCTAGGAACTGTAAGAATGATTAGTTTCATAGTATTTTATTTTCTATTAGTTTATAATCTTCTAGAAATTGTTTTCTGTCAAGAAAACTACAAGTATGAGTTAGTCTATGCAGACACCTAGGGGGGTGGAGTGGTTGCGGCTAGTGGGTGGGGGTCAGTTGTATAGGCCCACCAACAAACTAACATATAACTATTAAATCTACCTCACAACAACACACTAACACATATTATCCAAATCTACCTCAACCAAACTTTTATTTAAAACCAAATAAACTTTTTAGGAAGTCTACATCATCATCCCTTTTTTCTTGCTGTTCTTTTTTTGGTATGTCTTTTTTAAAAACAATGTTCTCCAGAACTTTTTGTTTTACTTGTTCTTGTGCAGCAAAACGAGAAATGTCTTTAACTTTCACCCTAAAGGTTTTACCAAAAAGTTCAAAGAGTATTATAAATTCTTGCATTAGTTCTTATTTTTCTTACAATTCAAAATTAAATCTTTTTTGTAAGTATTAATGTTTTTTACAAAAATATTTGTTTGTTGATTGAAAGTGTGTAGTTTTGTAGTTGAAACTTGAGTTTAATGGAAAAAGGATATAAAAAAGAAATTTTAGACTACATGCGTTTAAAATTTGAAACGGTCCAGAGCAATATTGTTATTGCAAGAGATGTTATCAAAACTTTTGAGATAGTTGATAGAGATGTAGAGGCGGTTCGTAAATACATTAGCAAATACAGAAAAAGAGTAGGTGCCAACTTTAAAAAGAAAGAGTTTAAAAGATTGTTCTTTGATATTGAAACTTCTTATGTGAAAGCTTTAGTATGGAGACCCGGGGAACAAAGAGTTCCTATTACAAACATAAGAGGATATACTAAAGTTATTTGTATTTCTTATAAATGGCAACATGAGGATACTGTACATACTTTGGATTGGGGGGAAAAGCAAGATGATAAAGAATTAATAAGAAAGTTTATTAAGATTCTGGGGGAGGCTGATGAAATTGTTGCTCATAATGGGGACCGGTTTGACATCAAACAGCTCAGAACAAGAGCTATCCAATTAGGTCTTCTTATGTACCCTAATTATAGATCTAATGATACCCTTAAAAAAGCTCGTAGATTTTTCAGTTTCCTTTCTAATAAACTAGATTACTTGGGACAGTTTTTAGAAGTAGGTAGAAAACTAGATCACGAAGGAATTACCTTATGGGAAAAAATTCAAGAAGGAACAAAAACCGAACAAAAAGAAAGTCTCAAAAAGATGATCCAGTATTGTGAGCAGGATGTGATTTTGTTAGAAGATGTTTTTACTTTAATGGTACCTTACATTGATCATAATACTAATCATGCAGTTCTTGCCGGGGGAGCTAAGTGGCAATGTCCTGAATGTGGGGGTAAAGATGTAAAGTTAAGCCATACAGATACTACAGCTATGGGCTATATTAAAAGGCATATGCGTTGTCAATGTAAAAAATCTTATCACATTAGTAATAGATCTTATTCAGATTTTTTATTGTATCAGTTTCAAAATAATAATAATTAATTATCTTTGCCCCTATGAAAGTATTATTAAAGGTAGTAATTGGTGAGGATGACCAAATTGAAATTCATTCCGGTTTTGATTCTAATCTAGCAACATTAGGTTTTTTAGAAGTTATTAAATCTGTTTTAGTTGAGAGATCCGGGTTTATTCAAGAAGAAGATGGTACACTAGAAGAAGACAGTATAGCATATCCAATAATTAATACAAATACTCAGGCATAATGGCATACAGAAGATTCAGAAAGAATATTTTACGATAATGAATAAACTAATATAACTATGGCAAAAGTAAAAGAATCAAGTGTAAGAACTTTAACTAAATCTAAAGTTTCTCGTAAAGGGGTGCATGCTAAAACTAAATCATCTAAAAGTAAAAACTCTAAACTTTATAAAAAACTATACAAAGGACAAGGAAAATGATAGAGACTTATATTGAAAGACCAAAAGAAATTAAAGCTATTCAGTGGACTGGTAAAAATAAAAAAGAAGTTTTGGAATTTTGTCCATTTAGTCATGTGTCATATAATAACGTACTTACCATTATGGGACCAGAAGGACCTACTAGACTCTTAGAAGGTGATTATATTATACAAAAAGCTTCTGGTAGTTATACATATTCTAGACCAAATGTTTTTAATATTAAATATGAAAAGAAATGATTAAAGAAACCAAAGTTCCTACATTAGGAGAACAAGTATTTGAGTGGAGTTTAGAAACAAAGCCAGCAAATACTTCAGAAGAAATTAAAGAGCTTTTTGTTAAAGTTTTAAATTTAATGGGACAGGAGTACCAGCAAGGAGCAAAACATCCTATGAAAAGTTTGTTATTTGATCATGCACTAGGAGAAGTAGTGAATGCTCAATTAGCAGTAAACAAAGTATTAACAATTAAACACTATACAGAAAATGAAAATTCTAGGGAAGAGATTATTGCTGAATAAGCCAGAAACAAAGAAGTCAACTATAGAGTTGTCAGAAGCAGAGAAAGAACAAATAGAAAGAGAGTTAATGTCTAAATGGACAACTCTAGAAGTTAGTGCTATAGGGGATGAGGTAACTATGGTTAAACCCGGGGATACAGTGTATGTATATGCACATTCTTTGAGAAACGCAGAAATAGTTGAAATTGAAGAAAGTGCAAAACTTATTGTGCACGAATCTGAAATTGCTATTGTTTGGTAAAACCTATTTAATTCTATAAAAAAGATCTGAAATATTCAGGTCTTTTTTTTGTTTTATAGAATTATAATGATTATATTATACTATAAAAACATTATATTATGCAAAAGATAGACATTCAAAATTTTAATAAGTATTACCGTAAGAATGATGGTAATGCTACATTGGCTCGTGTAGGTCATGTAAATTACTTGCTTGATTTAATCAATCAAATCACGGAAAATGTTTACGCTGATAATGCTGCTGCTCTTGCTGCCGGTTTAGAAGTAGGTGCTTTGTATTCTACAGCTACTGGTGCTGTTAGAGTAGTAGTTTAATAATTTAAAACTAGTACTATGTCAATAGGAAATACTAAAACCGATGGAAATAAGGGAAATAATTTTCCTTACCAGCATAATGTACTAAAAGGTTTACAAGCGGTTTTGCTAGATTTGCAGAACTTGCTTGTTAATACTACAGGTCTTGCTACTGAAAGCACTTTGCAAATTGTAGAAACTAATACTACAGGTGTTGAAAGAAAGCCGTTTTTTATAAGAGAAACTTCTGCAGGGGACTTAAGTACTTATGCTCCTATTTATTCTGTATCAGTAGCTAACGTAGGTTTAGCTAATGGAGATGTTTTAGGTACAGTCATTAGTCCAGGAGAAATTGTAAATTTTTCAGCGGATGCTTTAAATAATTATTTTGGTGTATTCTCGTATGACGGAACAGGAACAGAATTGTTAATCATATTTGTTGCTGATTAAGCATGGCTACTATAATATCTACTTCCAGCATATCTAATCAATCAATATTGGCTAATGATCCAATGTTGGCTGATGCATTTGGTAGGATAAGAGTAGCACAACCATTGACATTATTTGACTCTTCACATAGATACAAAGATAATGGTTTATGGGCTACATCTACAGCAAATGGAGGAGCAGCAGTTTTTAGTGCAAATGAAGGCTTAGTAAACCTAAATGTGAATACAACAAGCGGTTCACAAGTACTGAGAGAAACATTTAAAGTAATGTCATATCAACCAGGTAAGTCTTTACTTGTAATGAATACATTTGTAATGGCTCCTGCTCAACAAAGATTAAGACAAAGAGTAGGATACTTTGGTACTGATAATGGAATTTATGTTCAGTTAAATGGTGATACATTAAGTTTTGTTGAAAGAAGTTTAGTCACAGGTATTGTTACAGAATCAGTAGTTAATCAAGCTTCTTGGAATGCGGATACAATGGATGGTAACGGTCCATCAGGAATAACTTTAGATATTACTAAGGCTCAGATTCTTTTCATGGATATTGAGTGGCTAGGAGAAGGAACTGTAAGAGTAGGTTTTATTATAGATGGTAACTTCATTGTATGCCATAGATTTAATCATGCTAATTTTATTACATCTACTTATATCACTACAGCTTCATTACCATTAAGATATGAGATAACTAATACAGGTGTTACAGCAACTGCCAGCACATTAAAACAAGTTTGTTCTAGTGCAATATCTGAAGGCGGTTATGAACTAAGAGGAGCACAACAAGCAGTTGGAACACCCATTACTGCTCCTAAAACATTTGCTGTAGCAGGAACATATTATCCAATGGTAGGAATTAGACTTAAAACTACTGCATTAGATGCTATAGTTATAACTACAGCAGTATCTTTATTAGGATTAGGTAACGGTAAAAACTATGCATGGAGAGTTGTGCAATCTGCTATAACAACAGGAGGATCTTGGGTTTCAGTAGGAACAGATTCATCTGTAGAATATAACCTTACGGGAACATCTGTTACGGGTGGTAGAGTATTAGCGCAAGGATATGTAAATTCATCTAATCAAGGTTCTCCAAGTATCAATATATTAAAAGAAGCAATATTTGCTAGTCAGTTAGAAAGAAATACTTTTACAAGTACACCTCTTGAATTAGTTATTGAAATGGCTATTGATGCTACAGGAGGAACTTTAGGAGCATACGTTTCATTAGATTGGGAAGAAGTAAGTAGATAATATATAAAACAATGAGTACAAGAATAGATATAAAGCCAGAATCTGATCCACCATACCTAATACTCTTGACATTACTGTTCAGTGGGGGAGCAGCTAATGTGGGAAATAATATCTATAGTGATATATTCATTTTAAACAAAACATATTAAAAATGAGTACATTAATACAGTTATTAACATCATCTTCTCCTGATACAGGTGGTTTAATGAAATCTGGTCTAGTAAATAGTACTGCATTAAATGATGATGCAATGCTTCAACCGGGAGATAATCCGTCTTATCTTAGAACAAATTTTAATAATCCTTTTGGGAATGATTATTTGTTAACTGGAGTTAATGGTGGTTATCAAGATATATTAGGAAACTACTTTCTTGCTGACGGCACAGCAGCAGCTAATAGAGCAGCAGCTTTTCCTAATGAAATTATTATTAATTGGGATACTTGGAGACCACAAACAAATACTGTTTGGGGGTTAAATATAAATGGTGTTGGTACTTTTAACCCGGCTGGTTCGGTTGGTAATTTAGGAATCCCATTTACAACAGCATTGACTTTTTCTATAGGTTCTTATACAACAGGATGGATGGCAGCATCATTAAAATTCTGGCAACAATTTCCAATACTAAGTGATGTTCAACAGACACTTAATTATCCACCACTTAATAGAACTGGTGCAGTATTGGCAGATCAATTTTGGACAAGTACAAGAAGACAGAACCAATATTATGTTTTCGCTTATTTTTCTGGTAATGCTACTAATTTTTCAATAGCTAATACAGGTGAGCGTATAGTACCTGTAATGCGTAAATTTACATATAACTCTTTAACTAATACCTTAAACTAATGAAAGTACTAGGAACATATTTTTTTCCTTGTGAAGATCCAACCTTGGGCTTTAACACAATAGATCCTAATGTTACACCTGATCAGAATAGTATTCAGGTACATGTTTTAGATATGGCAATATCTGTAATGTGCAGATTTCAATCTGATGATGCTAAATTTGGATTTGATTATCTGCTTGAAAAAATTCCTGTTCAAAATCTTAACTATGAGGGAGAAGCAAATCTTATGGAAAGAGTTATTGAAGGCATGCAAAAATTTAAAATTAAGTAACCAAAATAAACCAACAGAAATAATAATTTACTGATGACTATATAATTACTACTATGAAAAGTTTTACATTTACTACTATTATAGCATCCATATGTACCATATTATCACCTGTTGTTCCTATGATTGTTCTAGCTATTTTAATGATATTTATTGACACAGCATTTGGTATTTGGCGGACTGTGCAGTTAAGAGGTTGGGATAATGTATTAAGTAAAAAACTATCAGATATATTTGGAAAAATTATAATTTATAGTCTTGCTATTCTTATGGCATTTTTTGTAGAAAAATATATAGCTGCGGATCTTATAGCAGAGTTTATTTCAGTAGAATTAATTATGACTAAAATTGTAGCGGGAGCAGTAGTCTATACAGAATTAAAAAGCATAGATGAAAAATATAAACAAGTTACAGGAAAAAGCTTTTTAAGAGGTCTTAGAAAAATTGTAACTAGAGCTAAAGCAGAAAAAGACAATCTAATTAATTAATCATGTTACTTAAAGAAGGAACCAAAGGAGAAAGAGTTAAAGAACTTCAAAGAATTCTTAATCTTTCTAAAGTAGACG